CTTGAAACAGATGTACTTTACACTTTTACACTTACGCGTAACGGTGGAACTATAGAAGTACGTGTAGACGGAGGAAGCAGTACGGTCCTTACAGATCACCAATGGGGCGGTACAACCGGTGAAGATACCGACGCTTTTACCGTTAGTAATATAGGAGCTGCCGCAGATGACGCTAACGGTTGGAGAGGTATTGTAAAGCACGCTATGTATTATACCGGAGCGTTAACGACAGCTCAAAGAAACGAATTGCAAGATTGGTTAAAAAATAACGATTAAATAACAACAATTAAATTAAATAAAAATGGCAAAGAACACGGCAAAAAAAATTAAACAATTAAGAGGAGAAAAACCTGAAAAAATTAGCAACGAGCAATTAAATAAATTACAGACAACTATAAACAGTATAAATAGATCTCAAATGCAAATAGGTGTATTCCACACTAATATACACCAGTTAACAACACAGATATCTGATATGAATAATAATTTAGCTTTGATGCAAGCTGAATTTGAAAAAGAATACGGAACTTTTGACGTTAATATTACGGATGGAGTTATAAATTATCCAAAAGAAAATGTCGAAACTAATTAGAAAAATTACCGTAGGTAAAGATTATAAGAACGACGCTATGCATTACGCTGTTGGTCAAGAGGTTTATGGTGGTCATAAAATATCAGATATATTAGAAGAAAAGGACAAATATTCTATTTATATCAAAAAAAACAAAGATGTTTTACCATGGAAAGATTTTAATAAAAACATGGCGATATCTATAGAATACAATCTAGAGTATTAATGAAAGCGCCTTTTGACTTTGTTATAGAGCCAAAGGGGAATAGATACAACAATACCGCTAAAGTTGGCGACAAAGATCTTATTTTAAATACCGAGGTCTACAACCACCAATTTGTAAATAGAGAAGCTATTGTTAAATCTGTTCCTACAGCTTTTGAAACAGAAATAAAACCTGGAGATACTATTGTAACACATCATAACGTTTTTAGACGTTGGCATGACGTTAAGGGTAAAGAAAGAAACAGTAGAAGTTTCTTTGACGAAAATACTTATCTAGTAAAAGAAGATCAAATATTCTTGTATAAAAGATATTGGAGATGGAAGGCGGTAAAAGGATATTGTTTCGTACAACCTATAAAAAATACAAATTATCTTACAGAAGACATAGAAAAACCCTGTGTAGGTAAAATCGTATATACTGATGGTAGTTTCAAAGAGGGTGACCTAGTAGGGTTCACGCCTTTTTCTACCTATGAATTTATAATCGATGGTAAAAGATTATATAGAGTTATGACCCAATTTATTACAATTAAATATGAATACCAAGGAAACGAAGAAGAATATAATCCAAGCTGGGCAGAAAGCAGTTGAAGAACTGATTAAAGTCGCTAAAGAACCGATTGTAGATTCAGACGACGATATATCAGCAGATAGATTGAAAAATGCCGCGGCTACTAAAAAACTAGCTATATTTGACGCATTTGAAATACTCACAAGAATCCAAGAAGAAGAGAACTTGCTTGAGGGCAAAGCACCTGAAGAGAGAAAGGAAAAAGTCTTTAAAGGATTCGCAGAAGGTAGATCTAAGTAATGTACAAACAAAGTTTAGTTAATACAGTAGAACCTATAAAAAAGACTACTATTACCAGAATGAACAGAGGTAAGAAGTGGAAATATGGTTACAATAAAGAATACGACTTAATTGTGTTATCTCACAATGGAATTATAGGTGAGATTATAGAAATACAAAATTTAATTATAGCGCTACCGAAACCACCTAAAGAAGTATATAAGCACGAGAAAAACAAATGGGTGAAACAAGAGTATCCCAAAGAGTTAGAACGTATCAAAAACATATTCGATTGGAGGAGTTATCCGGAAGGCAATAAAGAAAAATGGTACGATTACATAGACGAGGAGTTTAAACGTAGAGAAGAAGGTTTCTGGTTTATGAATAATGGTAAACCAACCTGGATAACTGGTACGCACTATATGTATTTACAATGGAGTAAAATTGACGTTGGAGCTCCAGATTATAGAGAGGCAAATAGGTTATTCTATATATTTTGGGAAGCGTGTAAAGCAGATAAAAGATGTTACGGTATGTGTTATCTTAAAAACCGTAGATCTGGTTTTTCTTTCATGTCGTCTGCTGAAACAGTTAACTTAGCCACTATATCGAGTGATAGTAGATATGGTATATTATCTAAATCAGGTGCAGATGCGAAAAAAATGTTTACAGATAAAGTTGTTCCTATATCAATTAACTATCCGTTCTTTTTTAAACCTATACAAGATGGAATGGATCGTCCAAAATCCGAGTTGGCTTATCGTGTACCCGCTAGTAAATTTACGAGAAAGAAGATTACAGCGAACGAACAGCTCGAAGATATCAAAGGATTAGATACAACTATAGATTGGAAGAACACTGGAGATAATAGTTATGATGGTGAGAAACTAAATCTATTAGTACACGACGAGAGTGGTAAATGGGAAAAACCTGATAACATATTAAATAACTGGAGGGTTACAAAAACATGTTTACGATTAGGTAGTAGGATTGTTGGTAAATGTATGATGGGCTCTACTTCAAATGCATTAAACAAAGGTGGAGACAATTTTAAAAAACTATACAACGCATCAGATGTCACACAAAGAAATAGAAATGGCCAAACAAAGTCTGGCTTATATTCTTTGTTTATCCCAATGGAATGGAACTACGAAGGATTTATTGACGAATACGGACATCCAGTCTTCGATAATCCAGATTATGAAGTGCTCGGACCAGATGGCGAATTAATAGACGTAGGTATAATAGAACATTGGGAAAACGAAGTAGAGGGTTTAAAATCTGATCAAGATGGATTAAACGAATTTTACAGACAATTTCCAAGAACTACAGAACACGCATTTAGAGATGAAGCTAAAAATAGTATATTTAATTTAGCTAAAATATACGAACAAATAGATTACAACGAAGGTATAGGTAGTTCAGCAGTTTTATCAGTTGGTAATTTTCAATGGGTAAACGGAGTTAAAGATACGCAAGTTATATTTTATCCAGATCCAAAGGGTAGATTTAAAGTTAGTTGGTTTCCACCGTCTCATATGCAGAATAAAATTATTATGAAAAATAATATAAAGTATCCTGCAAATGAACACATGGGTGCTTTTGGTTGTGACAGTTACGATATATCAGGAACTGTAGATGGAAAAGGATCTAACGGAGCTTTACACGGATTAACTAAATTTTCAATGGAAAACTGTCCACCTAATCATATGTTTTTAGAATATGTAGCAAGACCTCCAACCGCTGAGATATTTTTTGAAGACGTATTAATGGCATTAGTTTTTTACGGAATGCCACTTCTTTGTGAGAACAACAAACCTAGGTTATTGTATCATTTAAGAAGAAGAGGTTATAGAGGTTACAGTATGAATAGACCAGATAAAGTTTGGAATAAATTGTCTGTAACAGAAAAAGAAATAGGTGGTATACCTAATTCAAGTGAAGATATTAAGCAGGCTCACGCAGCTGCTATTGAAATGTATATACAAAGTCACGTTGGTCATTTAGGTGATGGAAATTATGGGAACATATATTTTAACGAAACATTAAATGATTGGAGTAGATTTGATATAACAAAAAGAACAAAGTTTGACGCTACTATAAGTAGTGGTTTAGCAATAATGGCTTGTAATAGACATTTATATAGACCAAACGCTAAAATTGAGAAACAAAAATTAAACATAAATATTGCGAGGTATACTAATACTGGAAACGCATCAAAAATAATAAAGTAAAATATGGCAGAGTCTGTTGTAAATAATTATTTCCCTAGTCAAGTTGTGAGTGACGCTGAAAAGTTAAGTTATGACTACGGTTTAAAAGTAGCTAAAGCTATTGAAACTGAATGGTTTTATCAAGATCGTGGACACACAAGATATACTACTAATCAAAATAATTTCCACAATTTGAGATTATACGCTAGTGGAAATCAATCAATAAAAAAATATAAAGATGAGTTATCTATAAACGGTGATTTGTCCTATCTTAATTTAGATTGGACTCCAGTTCCAATTATACCTAAATTTGTAGATATAGTAGTTAATGGTATTGCAGAAAGAATGTACGATGTAAAAGCTTATTCACAAGATCCTTATGGTGTAGCTAAAAGAACAGAATACATGGAATCTATACTTGGGGACATGCAAACGCGAGAAATGAATGATTTCGCTCAACAAGCATTTGGTGTTAATTTGTACGAAAACGATCCAGAGACACTACCAGAGTCACAAGAAGAATTAGAACTACACATGCAATTAACTTATAAACAGTCTATTGAAATAGCTGAAGAGCAAGCTATAAACGTTTTGATGGATGGAAATAACTATGAGTTAATAAAGAAAAGATTTTATAGAGATTTAACAGTACTAGGTATTGGTGCTGTAAAAACAGGATTTAACACTTCTGAAGGAGTGGTTATAGATTATGTTGACCCAGCTGATTTAGTATACTCTTATACCGAGTCACCATATTTTGACGATATATATTACGTAGGAGAAGTTAAAACTATTCCAGTAAATGAGTTGGCTAAACAATTTCCACATTTAACACACAGTGACTTAGAAGAAATAGTAAAAACAAAATCTACATACACTAATAATTATCATCATGGTGGTAATACTTCTAGAGAAATAGATAATAATTCCGTTCAAATACTTTATTTTAACTTTAAAAGTTATATGAATGAAGTATATAAGATGAAGGAAACTGGATCTGGAGCTTTAAAAGCAATAGAAAAAGATGACACGTTTAATCCGCCTGCTGATAAAGAAGGTGGATACGAAAGATTACATAGATCTATAGAGTGTCTTTATGAAGGAGCTATGGTTCTTGGCACGGAAAAATTACTTAAATGGGAAATGGCAAAAAATATGTTACGTCCTAAAAGTGATTTTACTAAAGTAAAAATGAATTATTCTATAGTAGCACCTAGGATGTACAAAGGAAAAATAGAGTCTTTAGTACAACGTATTACAGGATTCGCGGATATGATTCAACTAACTCATTTAAAACTACAGCAAGTGATGTCGCGTATGGTACCTGATGGTGTGTATCTAGACGCTGATGGGCTTGCTGAAGTAGATTTAGGTAATGGCACAAACTACAATCCACAAGAAGCTTTAAATATGTTTTTCCAAACAGGTAGTGTTATAGGTAGATCATTTACTAGCGATGGTGATATGAATCCTGGTAAAGTGCCTATTCAAGAAATAACTTCTGGTAGCGGTGGTAATAAAATGCAAGCTCTTATAGGTAATTATAATTATTACTTACAGATGATTAGAGATGTAACTGGATTAAACGAAGCTAGAGACGGTAGTACGCCAGATGAAAGAGCTTTAGTAGGTGTTCAAAAAATGGCAGCAGCTAATTCAAACACAGCAACAAGACATATATTAAACGCTGGATTATTTTTAACAGCAGAAACAGCTGAGTGTTTGTCTTTAAGAATATCTGATATTATAGAATACTCACCAACAAAAGATGCTTTTATACAAGCTATAGGAGTTCACAATGTAGCCACGTTAGAAGAAATTTCTGATTTACATTTATATGATTTTGGTATATTTATTGAGTTAGAACCAGACGAAGAGCAAAAAGCTATGCTTGAAAACAATATTCAAATGTCTTTACAGCAACAAAGCATAAATCTAGAAGACGCTATAGATGTTAGACAAATAAACAACGTAAAACTAGCTAATCAAGTTTTAAAATTACGTAGAAAGAAAAAAGCTGAGCAAGATCAAATGATTGCTCAACAAAATATTCAGGCACAAGCTCAAGCTAATATGGAAACACAACAGGCTGCTGCTCAATTAGAAGTTCAAAAACAACAAGCGTTATCTCAAGCAGAAGCTCAATTAGAGCAAATGAAAGCTCAAATGGAAGCTCAAAAACTACAACAAGAAGCACAAATAAAAGCGCAGCTAATGGAGTTGGAGTTTCAATATAACATGCAGTTAAGAGGTACTGAAGCTGAAATGTCTAAGCAAAAAGACAAAGAAAAAGAAGATCGTAAAGACGAAAGAACTAGAATACAAGCTAGTCAACAATCCGAACTTATAGAGCAAAGAAAAGGTAACCAACCACCTAAACAATTTGAATCATCAGGTAACGATGTATTAGGTGGAGAAAACATTGGTGATATGTCTATGTTTGGACCTAGATAAAAAATTATTAATTATTATTATATTATATTATGGCAAAAAAGAAAAAAGAACAGGTAACTGAAGAAGTTACTAAGGAACAAGTTGACAATAAGGTAAAAGAAACAAAACCTGAAATTGATTTGACTAAATTTGAAAGTAAAGATGACGATAGTATTATCAAGGTAGATTTAAGTAAAAAACCAGAAGAAACAAATGAAACCAAGGAAGAAGTTGTTGAAGATAACACTAACGACGAAGGAGTGGTTGAACTCGTTGAAGATGCCAACACCTCAGAAAAACAAGAAGAAGTACAGCAGGAAGCAGAAACACAAGAAACTACAACTTTAGAAGAAATAACTGAAGAAGAAGTTCAAGAAGAAGTTGAAGAACTAACTGAGCAGGTTGAAGAAGCAGTTGCGGAAGCTGAAGCTACTGGAAAAGAACTTCCTGAAAACATTCAGAAACTAATGCAGTTTATGGAAGAAACTGGTGGTGATTTAGAGGATTACGTTAATTTAAACCAAGATTATAGTAAACTAGACAATCATACTTTACTTAAAGAATACTACAAACAAACAAAACCTCATCTAGATAACGAAGAAATAGATTTTATGATGGAAGACTATTTTTCTTATGACGAAGAGATAGATGATAGTGTAGATATTAAAAGAAAAAAATTAGCCATGAAGGAGCAAGTTGCTCAAGCAAGGCAACACTTGGACAGTGCAAAGTCTAAATATTACGAAGATATCAAATATGGTTCTAAGCTCACTAGTGAGCAACAGAAAGCGGTTGATTTCTTCAACAGGTACAACAAGGAATCTAAAGAGCAGCAACAAGTAGCAGAAAAGCAACATAGGACGTTTTTAAATAAAACTAATCAGTTATTCAACAAGAATTTCAAAGGTTTTGAATATGAAGTTGGAGACAAAAAGTTTAGGTTTAACGTTAAAGACTCAGACGCAGTAAAAGGTACTCAAAGCGACATTAATAATTTTGTCAAGAAGTTCTTGAATAAAAACAATGAAATGGAAGATGCTAAAGGTTATCATAAGTCAATATACACTGCTATGAATGCTGATAAAATTGCTAGTCATTTTTACGAACAAGGTAAGGCTGACGCTTTAAAAAACAGCGTAGCTAAATCTAAAAACATTAATATGGATCCACGACAGCAACATAGTGGTGAGATAAATACTAGTGGATTAAAGTTTAAAGTGCTAGGTGATAATTCTAATGATTTTAAGTTGCGAATTAAAAACAAAAAATAACAATTATAAAAATTAAAAATTATGGCAATTACAAGTGGAACTTCAGGTGCTGCAGCCTCTCCGGTTAGAGCAGCTCTTGTGTCCAATTATATCGATTTTACTGGCTCTACAAATGACTGGAGACAGCAATACCTGCCTGACTTAATGGAAAAAGAAGCAGAGATTTATGGAAATAGAAGTATCTCTGGTTTTTTAGCTCAAGTTAGCGCGGAAGAGGCTATGTCTGCTGATAGAGTAGTATGGTCTGAACAAGGAAGATTACATCTTACATACACTGCTTCGTGTGAAAACACAGTAGGTGGTGGTGAAGGTGATACATCTGATAATATCTTTACTATTATTAAAGACATGGATGGAAACGCACCAGCTGCTGGAAACCATGGTATTCGTTTAGGTGATACAGTTGTTATCACACAATCTAACGCTACTATAAAAGGTTACGTTAGTGTTGTTAGTACTACTACTAATAGTATTACAGTTTTACCTTATGGCGCTGCTGATTGTGACGCTGCTGGTTTATCTGACGATGCTACTGCTGAAGCATTTAGAATCATGGTTTATGGTTCTGAGCGTGCGAAAGGTACTGCTGGTAGAGATACTGCTAACAAACCATCTTTCAAATCACACTCAAACAAACCAATTATCTTAAAAGATATGTATGAAGTATCAGGATCTGATGCTGCTCAAATTGGTTGGGTTGAAGTAAGTGGTGAAGAAGGACAAAACGGTTATTACTGGTATGTTAAAGCTGAAGCTGAAACTAGAACTCGTTTCTCTGATTACTTAGAAATGTCTATGGTTGAAGCTGAAAGAGCACAAAGTGGATCTACTATTGATGACGCCACAGGTGGTCTTGGTGATGGTTCTGGTGATGGTGGTCCTGGTACTGAAGGTTTATTTTCAGCTATTGAAACTAGAGGTCACGTTGCTACTGGTGTTACTGGTGTTAATGCTGCTACTGATTTAGCAGAATTTGACGCTATGCTAGCTAAGTTTGATGCTAATGGATCAATCGAAGAAAACATGTTGTTTGTAGACAGATCTACTGCTTTAGCAATTGATGATATGTTAGCTTCAATGAACTCTTACGGAGCTGGAGGTACTTCTTATGGAGTATTTAACAACTCTGAAGATATGGCACTTAATTTAGGTTTCTCAGGATTTAGAAGAGGTTCTTATGACTTCTACAAAACTGATTGGAAATATCTGAATGACAAAGGTACTAGAGGTGGTTTAAATGACACTGTTAACGCGGTTAGAGGTGTTGTTATTCCTGCTGGTGTATCTACAGTTTACGATGAAGTTTTAGGTAAAAACATGAAAAGACCTTTCTTACATGTTAGATATAGAGCTTCTCAAACTGAGTCTAGAAAAATGAAGACTTGGGTTAATGGTTCTGTTGGTGCTAACACATCTGATTTAGATGCAATGCAAATTCATTATTTATCTGAAAGATGTTTAGTTGTACAAGGTGCTAATAACTTTATGTTAATGAAGTAAGCATTTATTATATTAAGGATCGAGGCTTCGGCCTCGACCCTTTCTTTTTATTAATTTTATTATATATTATATTATGGCAAAAAAACAAAAAATAGAAAAGGTAGAGGTACCTATTGTTGAAACACCAGTTGTTGAAACGCCAAAACCTGAAAAAGTTCAATCAAAAAAACCTAGTTGGGAAATTAAAGATAGAATGTATTATTTAAAAAATAATATGTCTCCTTTAACCTATACTATAAGATCGTCAAATATTTATTATTTCGATGAAGAAAAAGGTTATGAAAGAGAGTTGAAATACACGTCTAACCAAAGAACACCTTTTGTAGATGAAATGCAAGGTGATCAAAGGTTAGAACATATAGTGTTTGAAAATGGAGCGTTGTTTGTACCTAAAAACAAAACAGTTTTACAAAAACTTTTATCATTGTACCATCCACATAACGGTTCGTTGTTTTTAGAACGCTTACCAGAACGAGAAGCTGCTGATGAAGTTCAAAACATAGAAATAGAAATTGAAGCATTAAACGCGGCTCAAAATCTAGATATAGATATGGCTGAAGCAGTTATGCGTGTAGAATTAGGATCTAGAGTGTCTAAGATGAGTTCTAAAGAGCTTAAAAGAGATTTGTTACTATATGCTAGAAGAAATCCAGAGTTATTCTTAGAGTTAGTAAATGATGAAAATGTTGCTCTTAGAAACTTCGGTATTAAAGCGACAGAAATGGGGATATTAAAATTATCTTCCGATCAAAGAACTTTTTTATGGGGTTCTAACGATAGAAAACTAATGACGGTCCCATTTGACGAGCATCCTTACTCAGCTTTAGCCGCTTGGTTTAAAACTGATGAAGGTATGGAAATATATGCAAATATAGAAAAACGATTAAATAATTAATCAAACTGTAGAGCGGTCGCCCTACGGGGCGATCGTAAACTACAAATTAAATTATATGGAAAAATCTAAAGGCTTAGGTGATACAATAGAAAAAATAACAACTGCAACTGGAATAAAGAAATTTGTACACAAAGTAGCGGGAGACGATTGTGGTTGTAATAAAAGAAAACAAACGTTAAATAAGGTCTTCCCTTATAAAAATAAAAAATAAATGGTAAATATAGATACGGTATATCAAAGAGTTTTAGCGTTAGCTAACAAAGAGCAAAGAGGATATATAACTCCTCAGGAGTTTAACTTATTTGCCAACCAAGCGCAACTTGATATTTTTGAGCAATATTTTTACGATATAAATCAATTCGGTAGAATACCTGGTAATGATACTGAATATTCAGATATGTTAAATTATTTAGAAGAAAAAATTAGTATTTTTGAAGACGAAAAAAATGTTAATAAAAATACAGCTGGAACATTTTACAATATAAGTAATAGCATAGGTAGTTCTTTATATAAAATAGGTAGTATTACGTACGATGGATATGTTTGTGAAAAAGTTAACGCGAATCATATTCACACAATTAATAGATCACCTCTTTTAAAACCAAGATCTTATAGTCCAATATACACCTTAAAAGAAAATAAAAACAAACTTTACTTATACCCTCAACATCTTGAAGACCCAATATTAGTTAATTATATTAGAAAACCAGAAAAAGCAAATTGGAGTAGTTATACTTTGTCGGGTTCACAACTTTACGACTCAACAAATAGTGTAGATTTTGAATTACATCCATCTGAAGAAACAAAATTAGTTATTAAAATATTAGGTTTGGCTGGTATAACACTAAAAGATCCTGCGTTGTATCAAATAGCAGGAGCGGAAGATAACAAGAATATTCAACAAGAAAAACAATAATAAATGGCATTAATTAACTGGACAGACCAGAGTTACTATGAAGGAGATAATTATGGTAATTATCAATTTACTTCTATTAGAGATATTGTAGATCAATTTATGGTAGCTTACGTAGGAGAAGGAAAAACAATAAGCAAGGTAAATAGAACAGATGTTGCTTTTCACGCGCAAAGAGCCTTAGCAGAACTTTCTTTTGACACTTTTAAATCTATTAAATCTCAAGAAATAGAACTACCACCATCGCTAACAATGAGACTTCCTCATGATTACGTTAACTATACTAAGTTATCTTGGAGTGATAGCTCCGGTATAAAACATCTTTTATATCCTACTTCTAAAACTTCTAATCCATTTAAAATAAAACAAAATAGTGATGGTGATTATGATTTTGTAGCTACATCGGGAATTATATCTAGTGACGATTTAAGTAATACAGATTTTAGTTCTGTTTTATCTGCTGCAAATAACTGGGTATTTACTCCAGCTGTAAATAACACACCTTGGGGTGGTTCAAGTACAGACAGGGTAGAGGCAGCTTCTCCTTCGAGTACAACAGGAGGAGGAAGTTCTACGAGATTACAAATTGATTCTAAATCTTTCACATCCTCTCAGAATAGCGTTATTACCGGTAGAGCTTACGCTGTTTGGCAAGAAATAAACGTTACAAATATGGATTATTTAGATATAAGAGCTTATGGTTCAGCCGCGGGTACTGTTTCTGGCGCTGGTGATAGCACTATAAGATTTGGAATTAGCAGCACGCCCGGTGATCAATCTACTAATTTAGAAAAAAATAACCCTAGTTTAAACGACACAGTTAGTAATCCTGGAGATTCTAATGCTCCAAATTTTTTACCTACTTCAGCTAACAATGGTACAGGTGGACGCGCTTACGTAGAATGGGTTGGTACTGGAAACACCGCTTCACAAAAAGAGGTTTTAGATATAGATGTGTCAAATTATAATGTGGTATATGTTTTAATAACTTGTTTTACTCCTTTCACCAGTTTAACCACTTCAACTAGAAGATGTACTTTAACTGATGTAGAGGTTGTGTATGAAGGTGCTTCTCCTGATTTAGTTAGAGATGGAGACTCTACAACTTGGGATAATTATAAATCTGCAACTCCATCTGAAAATCAAGATGATTACCAAGATGATACTTATTGGCCAAATAATCAAAAAAGATATGGATTAGATCCTCAACACGCTCAAGTTAATGGATCTTTTTATATAGATAATTTAAAAGGATTAATTCATTTTTCATCTAATATTTCTGGTAAAACTGTGATCTTAGATTATATAAGCGATAGTTTAGGTACTTTTAAAGAAATGCAAGTACATAAGTTTGCAGAAGAAGCTATGTATAAATGGATTATGTATGCAATATTATCTACAAGGGCAAATACTCCAGAATATGTAGTAAGAAGATATCAAAAAGAAAAATTTGCAGCAACCAGACAAGCTAAATTAAGATTGTCAAATATTAAATTAGAAGAATTAACTCAAATATTAAGAGGTAAATCGAAACATATAAAACACTAATATATGCCAGAGATTAAAAACACTTTTGTTCAAGGTAAAATGAATAAAGACCTTGATGAAAGAATAGTTCCAAATGGACAATATAGAGACGCGGTAAATATACAGGTTTCAACTTCTGACGAAGCAGGAGTTGGAACTGTGCAAAATATATTAGGTAACACAAGAATTGGTAGTGTTGTTGGTGGTGGTTGGGAGTGCGTTGGTTCTATAGCTGATGAAAAAAATGATGTTTTATATTCTTTTATTCATCATGATGGCACTGGTAGAGATGCTATTATGGAATACGCAAAAGATGGGACTGAAACTGTAGTTTTAGCTGATGTTAATGGTGATGTTTTAAATTTTACAGGTGATATAATAACTGGGATTAATATAATAGATGGATTATTATTTTGGACAGATGGAGTTAATGAACCTAAAAAAATAAATATAGAAAGATGTAAAGCTGGTACAAGTGATTTTAGTACACACACTAAATTAGTTGTTAACAACAATGATTTTTCTAAAATAGTAAACACTCTTTGGACACAAGCTTATACAGACACTAGTTCCGGCGCTAGTAGTGGTACAAATGTATTGTATTTAAGTAATCTTGGAACCGCATCAACCCCAAATATTAAAGAAGGTGACGAATTAATAGAGTTTGAACACGGTAGTAGCACTATCTCCTCTCCAAGTACTACCGTGACTGTTGATAGTATTGATTACGCGGCTGGAACAGTAACTTTAAACCGTACGGTATATCGTGGATCTGCAACTGCTGCAATTGGTCAATATGTAAGGTTCGCTACAGCTCAGCCTTTAAAAGAAGAGCATATTACTGTTATAAAGAAAAAACCTACACAAGCTCCAAGAATAGGTTTTAACATAATAGACGATGTAAGTTTAAATTCAGGTTCTTTAGATTCTTTTTCAATAGACGGTGTTGCAGTTGGAGATACAAGTGTAACACTCACTTCAACTTTAGAAACATATACCGCTGTTGATTCTGGAGTAAATTCAAATCAAGCCATAACACTAGCAGACGGCACTGTAATTTCATCGGGAACTGCTGGTCCTATATACAATGCTAACGTATACAATGTAGAAAATAATGACATTTTATTATTAAGCGATCCTAGCGCGCAGGGAGTTTTACCAAATAACGCACAAATAAGATTTTTAGTAACAGACGCTTCTACAACTATATCAAGAACAATAACCGCTGGTTCTCCAGATGTGTTTGTACAGACATTTATAGGTACTGTATTATCTATAGATTCTGGAACTTCTTTAGACTCTATACAATATGATTTTGTTATAGAAGATTTAAATGATTTATTATTCACTAAATCCTTCCCAAGGTTTGCTTATAGATACAAATATGAAGATGGAGAATACTCTGCTTTTAGTCCATTTACACAAGTAGGATTTACTGCAGGAGAATTTAGTATACATCCTACTAAAGAACCTTATAATTCAGCGATGGAAACTAGAGTTAAAAGCATTGCGTTGAAAGAATTTATAACACATGATATACCCTTAGACGTAGTAGAAGTTAATTTACTTTATAAACCTGATAATTCAACTACTGTATACTCTATAGAAACTATTAAACCAAGTAATCTAGGTAGTATTGGACCTTGGGAATTAGTAGATCTAGATTACAGCTCGTCTCCACCAGGAAAAATAGATACTATAACACTTCCTTCTGGTGATGAATTAGTAGCTTCTAATACCGGCTACTATAGAATAACTGCTGATAATATCCACGCTGCCCTACCTTCAAATCAATTATTAAGACCTTGGGATAACGTTCCAAAAACAGCCAAAGCACAAGAGGTTACAGGTAACAGACTTGTCTATGGTAATTATGTTCAAAATTTAAAATTAGAAGATTACACTCCATATATCGTTACTAGATATCAGAAAAGAAATTTTCCTGGAACTGATATAGATTACAGTGATGGAAGGCAATCAGTAAAATCTCAAAGAACATACCAAGGAGGTATAGTTTTTGGAGATAAATACGGTAGAGAAACACCAGTTTTTTCCGGTGGAAGCAATAATGTTATAAAAATTCCTTACGACAATGATGCGACTGCGGTTTTTAATGGAATGGCTAGTAGATCTAATAGGTTATACGTTAGGGGTGATTTTGTAGATATACGAGCAATGGATAATAGCAGTAGTTCTGCTCTTAATTACGAACCGTATTATTTTAAAGTGTTTATAAAAGAAACTGCTTCAGAATACTATAACTTAGTGATGGATAGAGTGTATAGAGCAGAAGAAGATGGTAATTTATGGATATCTTTTCCTTCGAGTGATAGAAACAAAATACAAGAAGATGATTATATAATCCTTAAAAAAGGATTAGGAACTTTAGGTAATCCTGCTACCCAAGTTCCGATTGAAAATAAATACAAGGTAATTGATATAAAGAACGAAGCACCTGAATTTATAAAGAGAAAATATCAAGAAGTAGGACAACTAGATGGAGATGGAGATCTTAGTACTTTATATCTTAATGGAGCACAGCCTTTCGTAGGAACAAATAATCTTATAATAAATAAAGATTCTTTTTTAGACGAGGGCCTTGCGGATATACAACACGAATACGATAAGGGCACTAAACAATCTCTTACGTTTAAAGTAACTAACGCTAATGGTGATGAAATAATTTCTCAAAGATATAAAATAATATCGCTAACTACTACAGATTCATCTCCAGATTTTTATACTATAATTTTACATAAAGCTATTGTACAAGCAGATGGTTGGGTAGAAACTAGCATTGGTGTTTTAGATACGAGTTTAAAAACAACTATTTGGATAGAAGAACAACAAGAATGGGAGGAGTTTCAAGGAAGATTTTTCGTGAAAATACTGTCTGATATAGTTACAGATGAATATTTAGAATCTCAAATTGGAACAATAATATCAACTACTTTAGAAGCTAGAACTAAATTATTTTATATTAGTGACCAAACTGCAACTAATGATGGGTCTGCAGCAGGCATAGGTATTAATGGATCTGGATTGTTTCAGGGATTGTACGGGTTTGGATCAATGCAATCTAATACTCCAAACGTAAAAAATCAATCTTTATCTGATACTAAAAGCGAGTGGGCTGATGAAAATTTAGAGTTTGATAACGGACAAACAAGCGAAGGATGGTTTATAGACCACGCTTTTTCAGCAGCGCAACAACCAACTATATTGTCCGATACTAGTGGTTGGTCAAACCATGATTCAGGAGCTAATATTTATGACGCGTCTGTTTCTGGTAATTTACGTAAATCTTTGTCTCAAAAAGTAAACGGTATGACCGGTGTTGTCGTAACTGACAAATATTATACTGACGAATCATATGGGGCTTTCATGTGGATTAAACAGTTTGGCAATGGACAAGTAAGAAGTGGGGCGGGAAGCAGTTTTTCAAATTATAAAGATACAAACGTCTACGGTAACGAAAACGGTAAATATTACATGCATTTATCTTTTTCTGGGGTTGGAGAGCATTTAGCTCCAGACGGTCCAACTATCACTCAAGGTAGTTACAAAAATGGTAGAACCAATTTCTCTAAATTTAATTTACATCACATACACAATTACAACCAACAAAACAGCACTACCACTAATCCATATAACCATAGCGATAAAACACAAGATTCTTCTTATACTCCAGATCCAAATATCTACGAAAAACAATGGGATATAACACATAATCACCCTGAAAACGAAGCGATTCTTCAAAACTTAGTGGTAGGTAGTAAGTTTCAGTTTGAAAACGATGTGAATGAAACAATATTTACGATATTAAAGGTTACTAAAAAACACCTGTATAATCACACCGCGTGGAACAGAACTTACGTTTGGGACCCTACTACCCAATCTAATGAACTTGACGATATTAATACTCCTAGGGGAACTTCTGTTTGGGCAAAATGGCATACATGGTGGCAAGATGGAAGTTTAACTGGTACTAATAATGGAAATATAACAGCTTGGAATAATTACAAACAGAAAGTTAAAAATTTTGCGGCGCCTCACAATAGAAGAGTTTGTTTTATAATAGAGTTAGATAAAAATCCTAGTACTGAAGTTTACGATGGAACTAACACTGGAATACAAAGTGTTCTTAAAGCATTAACTAACAATAATGATTTAGGCGCGAGTGCTGCTAGTAATCTACCGCAAACTCCAGGTTTTTTAAAGTTTGTAAAAAATTATATTTCTGAAAACTCTACCGTTTTAAGTGACGATCCTGCTGTTTGGGAAACAGAACCTAAAGAAAACACAGATTTAGACATTTATTACGAAGCATCAGATGCAATACCGTTAAAATTGGATATGAACTCTACCACCTCGCAAGGAACAGCTCGTCCACCGGACAATAGAAAAGGACACATGATAGCACCTATAGGTACAGCTGTTAAATGTAATAGAAGCAATTCTCATAGTTCAACCCCTAATTTTGGTGATTGTGTTGTTAAAAGTTGGGATGGTAATATAGTAGAACTTGATCCAGGTTTAGATGTTATTACTGATTTTGAAATACCAGATAATGCAACTCCTCCGAATAACCCTGGGGACAGTGGGTACACAACAACTTACGCTGGAAGTGGAGTTGGAGCAGTATCTCCTGCTACTGAGCAAACACAAGTATACCAACCGGCTGTGCTACAGTTTTATAAAAAAGATTTAAGCTATATTTCAGTTGGTATTTATCAGGTACTTCAAATAAACGGCAGTTACATAACAAAATTAGCGTTAGATAGAACGTTAAATAAAAACATAGGGTTACCATATTTTAATTGTTTTGCTTTTGGCAACGGAGTTGAATCTAATAGAATTAGAGATGACTTTAACCAACCATTTATAAGCAATGGTGCTAAAGCTTCATCTACTCTACAAGAACAGTACAAGGAAGAAAACAGAAAAAGTGGATTGATATACTCTGGTATATATAATGACACTGGTGGGATAAACAATCTAAATCAATTTATAATGGCTGAAAACATTACAAAAGATTTAAATCCTACGTACGGTAGTATACAGAAATTATTTTCTAGAAGAATAAGTTTAATTGCCTTTTGTGAAGATAGAGTAGTTGGTATAACCGCTAATAAAAACGCTTTATATAACGCTGACGGAAACCCACAATTAGTCGCTACTAACGCCGTGTTAGGTGACGCGAACCCTTTTGTTGGAGATTACGGTATATCTAAAAATCCAGAATCATTCGCGAAAGAATCATACAGAGCTTATTTTACAGATAGACAACGTGGGGCTGTTTTAAGATTGTCAATGGATGGATTAACACCGATATCAGATGCTGGTATGAGCGATTGGTTTAAAGATGAATTTAAAGACGACACACATATAAATATTATTGGTAGTTATGATAATTATAAAAACGATTATAATTTAACGTTCGATAGAGGAGACAACACTACTTACGGTATACAAGGAAATACAAGTGGTCATAGTCAAACGGTTACTTATAGTGAAGACGTGAAAGGTTGGACTAGTTTCAAGTCGTTTATACAAGAGTCAGGTGTTAGTATGTCTGGAGATTATTATACTTTTAATGCGGGAAAATGTTATAAACACCATGATAATTCAACGAGAAATAGTTTTTATGGCGCTTCTACTAGTTCTAATATAACGTTTTTATTAAATGAATCTCCTCTTATTATTAAAAACTACAATACTTTAAATTACGATGGAGACGAAAGTTGGATTTGTAATAGTATTGAAACAGATCAACAAGGTGGAACTGTTTCAAGTTTTATTGAAAAAGAAGGAAAATGGTTTAATTACATTAGTGGTGACGATAGCGTGGTAGATACGCAGGCTTTTAATTTTCAGGGGATAGGAATTGCTAACGATATAACATCTATATAATGAAAAAAATAACAGGATTTAACACAAGCCCAGTAGAAATATCTTCTAAAGCCACTGCGGTAACAGTAAATGTTTTGGGTGATAATGGAGCTATGTTTAACTTACAAATAAAAGATAATTCATCTCCAAATAAATTTTATAACTTTATAACAAATACGTTTACTAATACTTTTTCATCTGAAAACACGTTAAGCAAAGCAACTATTACTGGTACTTTTAGTATATCGGTTATTTTACCGGCCAATTCAAGTGGTGACACCTACAGGTTTTTGTTATTTGCATATCCTGAATTTGAAACTGAAATATCTAATTCTGCTAGTTCTGATAGTAATTTTATTGCAACAGAAGTAACACAGGGTAAACAAGTGGGAGTTAGATTCTCTACTTCTTCAGATCAAGCTGATGCTCAGTTCGTAGGAATAGGTAGTTTTTCTGACAACGATAGTGTAGCAATGAAAGTAGATGATTCCGCTGGATCTACATCAAAAAGAGTTATGTCCATAAGTAAAACAATATCAGATAGTAGTGATGCTCCTTTTCTTGGATATAAATATACATTACCTTCTAGTACTAACAACAGAAATAGTTTGGCAGATTCACTACAACCTAAAGATAGAGATTTTTTCACTAAAGTGACAGGACAAACAAATGGTACTGGAACAAACTCTAATAGTATGATTTTAGACAGTATAGACGGTTTAGTTGTTGGTATGAGTCTAGTAGATATAGCAGATAGCTCGGATGAAGAACAAAGTGGCACGTTAGGAGTTTTGACGTATCCTACTATTACAGCTATAGATGTAGACGCAAAAACAGTTACACTTTCTACAACACCTAGTTGGGGAGATGACAAAGCTGTTGTATTTAGAGCTTATGGACCTGATTTAATATCTCAGTCTACTGGAGGATCATTTAGTTTTGATTTAACCGTTACCCCTGTAACATCTGATAATAGCAAAACAAACAACTTTGGAACAGTTACAGTCAACGGTAATGTTAGTGCTGACACGGAAATAGAAATAGATGGTATTAGTGGTGTTTCTGTTGGAAGTAAAATAATTGGAAGTAACGTAACAACTTCTAGTAACGCAAATTTAATAACAGCTGTTCACGCTTCTGGAACACCTATAACTGTCACTGGAGCGCAAACAATTAAAGATAATACAGTTTTACGTGTTTATGGATCATCAGCTTACGCTTTGATAGAGGGAACTATGACTGTATCTACCTTCCCAACAGATAGTGTAGATGTATTTTACGATATTGATAGAGCTTTTATATTAGCAACTAATTCTTAAAATTATGCCAGATAGAATAACCTTTGATAAAAATATAAACGAATCAGTACAGGTTGGAGACAAGTTATATTACTGCACGATAACACCTGGTACTTGTAGTATACGTCCATCAAATAACAATACAGAACTTCTTTGTATTGACGCTGGTGGAACTTGGACACCTCCTGTTGTTGGTACTAGAACTGAAATAGGAGATATCACCGCTATTGGTAAAAAATATGTAGAAGTTTCTAGTGTTGGTAGTGCTACAGCAGGTGATTTCTTTATGTTTAGAAAGCCTGAGCATAATAACTATACAAATGTATCTAGTTTAAAAGGATATTTCGCAGAAGTACAATTTACAAATAACTCTTCTACAAAACAAGAATTATTCGCTGTAGGCTCCGAAGTAACAGTTAGTAGTAAATAAAACACAAAAAGTGTAACTATAAATAGATAAAATAGAATAATATGGCAAAATTACCGGTGGGATATAAATCCCCTTTTAATAAAATTTCTTCAATAAAACCTTCGCCGTTGAAAAATCCTGCTGCAGCACAAGCTATAGCGGTTGCTGCCCCAGGGATTATAAGCGCTCTTGGAAGTATATTTGGTAGAAAGAAAAGAAGAAGAGAACAAGCTGCTGCTAGAAAAGAATTAGAGGCAGCTAAAAAAGCTTTTGAAGATATAGAGTTTGTAAATCCATACTTAGGATTAACCAATCCGTACGCTGGTATGGAAAACGTATACGAAGACGCCACTGTAAACACACAAGCCGTAGATTATTTAAGAGAACAACAACAACAATCCCAAGCTAATGTTATGGCTAACTTAAAAGGTGTTGCAGGTGGAGCTGGAGTTGCTGGATTAGCACAACAAATGGCTAATATATCTACCGGACAAGCTAGACAAGCTTCTGCTCAAATAGCACAACAAGAACAAGTTAATAAACAAAGAGCTATGGCTGAATCTTCTAGAATAGATCAACTACAAAGAACTGGTCAATCACAAGTAGATATAGCTAAAATGCAGGGTGAGGCGATGAAAAAAGCAAAGGAAGATAAAAGAACAGAGATGTTATATGGATTAAGTATAGATAGAATGAATGCTGCAGACGCAGCTAGAAGACAAGCTAGAGCGCAATTAACTGCTGGCCTAGGTCAAGCTATAAGTGGTGTTGCTGGAATGTACGCTCCAAGCGGCGCTAGATCAGGTCAATTTGGGACAGACATGTTTAACATATCTGGCGGTGCGTTTGGTACGAATCCAAGTTATGGTATATCTCCGTACGCGCCGGGATACCAAAGTTCATCTTTTCAAGGAATTCCTTATAGACTTTAAAATATAAATTATGGCA